CTGGAACATATTCCTTGGCTGTGTCTGCCATCTTAGCCTTTACTTCCTCGATGGTAGCCTTTACTTCAGTCGCTTTTGCAACCTTCTGCATTTCTTCTCTTGAAGGTCGCTTGCCTTTTGTCGCATAACCCGCCGTAGCAAGCGCGCGGCCAATCGCAGACGTCTCTGCATTTTCAAGAGCAGAAGTAGCATTGACTCCACGCCCCGCAACCGTTTCTTCCGCGAGCCCAGTTGTCCAAGGGTGTTGATCAGCTTCAGTTCGATAGACATATGCCTGAACAATATAACGTCCATTGTTGAAATCGAGCAGTTTAGTAAAAATACGACCATCTGGATAATCCTCCCAAAAGGACTTAGCATCTTTCTTGTAACCAAGTCGCTTTTCGACTGGCTCGTAATCTTCAAGGTTAAACATAAAGCTCGTTCTCCTCTGTGTGAAGTTGTCCTGCTATGGCAAAATACGCTGTGCCGTCGATGTAATTGTCTGGCTTACCAGTCTCCATGCTTCTTGCGACTTTGACCAATGCCATACACATTGCCACTTGATAGTCCGTAATTGGCATTTCAAGGTATGCGCTCCAGAGTGAGGCTGTGCGCTGCATATTGTCTGAAGGGTGACCGTAATCAAGTCCTCGGTCTTGGATAGTAGCTCTCGCTTCGTTGAGGTAGTCACGGGCATTCATCGGCTAACCTGAAACTGCTGTTCGAGCTTCTCGTAATGCTTGCGTACTGCCTTGCGTCCTGCGACGTATCCGTTAGCGTAGCCAGAGCGATTGCCTAGCCAAAATGCACCAATAATCAGTGCAGTAGTTATGATCTGTGCGATTGTCATGCTGAGCCCTTTCTGTAGGTTTAGGAGAACCTTACAACGGCAACTCAACCTTAACTAGCATATTTTGATAACGATTAGGTAACAATTCTGCCTCGTCCACCGCATCGTCTAGGGTGCGTCTAATGTCGTTATCTAGGTCGTCCATAGACCTTGCCCTGAACTATGAACGTGCCGTTCTTCTCGATGTTAATGAGATCAACCTGAACGCTGGAATTATGGACATACATGATGGCAAAGGCTTGCTGCCAATTAGCCGTTCCCTTGGTGTATGAGGCTTGCTTGAAGTCCATTAGATTACCAACCTCAACCCCATGTAAAACACGCCCTAAACGCCCTCCAGAGGCTTCTGTGAAGGCACTACGCCCTGCCCTGTGAGTATGTCCTGAGATGACGTTCTTGCCATGCCTACGAGCCGCCTCTAAGGCTGATAAGCCACCTAATTGCTTGATGGGAGTATGGTCGCCATGAACGGCTACCCAGTTAGGTGCAATGTTCATTGGAGTCTTATGGAAGGTTATGCCTAATTCATCGAACTTCATAAACTTCTCAAATCGAAGCTCGGGAAGGCTGAGGAATGACGGAATCTTCTTCATAATGATGTTGTAGAGGCGGTCTGTGTGATTAGACCTTATGCAGTCTGTAACCCCTAATTCCCAGAGAAGGTCAACGCACCGGTCACGATCATCGCCAAGGCTCTGTGCGTAGGCTTGAGGCGTACCCTCAGACCACTTGGATATTGTCTGAAAGTCAATCTCGTCACCGATTGTGACAGTCTGGTCTGGCTTAAACTTCTGAAGGAATTTAGCGATGTTCTGAGTGACGTGCACGTCCTCGAAGGGCACTTGCAAGTCTGAAAGAATAACGATTCGCTTAATCTTCGTCCTCATCTTCGTAGGGGATATTGTCTATGCGATTTGGCAGATTAGGGATTATCCAATCAGGAAAGGCTTCACGATCTGAAAGAATCCAGAACGCGTGAGTCTCTGAGAAGCCAGCACGACGTAAAGACTTGTAATACTCGTTGAGAGCGATGCAGTAAGCATCGAGAGCTGAATAAGTATCTAAGTCTATGGTTGGTCGTTTCCTTGCCATAGGTAAATTGTTACTTACCTAGAAGGTCGATGATTGTATCGACACGCGCTTCTAACCGATTGACTTGATCTTTGATTGAACTGCCGCCATTGGGCTTTAGTTCGCTTAGGTAATGCTTAATCATGAACTGGGTGTACGAAGCCAGAGCACCAAGTACTGTGACAACACCAACAAGCCACGCCGCAAGGTCGGTAGCACTCATAGCACCGAGGTCAACGTGTAAAGGGTTGCAGTTCCAGCAGAAGTCACAGCCCAGAGTTCGTCATTGTCTGCCAGAGTAACTGTAATCAGTTGTCCGTTATCCATTTTGTAGCCTGTCGATGAAGTGACTATTGATCCATCGAGGTAAAGAGCACCAGAAGCGCAATGAAGCTTTATTTCAAGAGGTGAGCCGTTGCTCTTAGCAATACGGACTGGGGTAGTGGTGACTGATACTTGAGCACTTGCTGGCATGATTACCTCTTTGGTGTGGCGTAACCGAATACACCTGCTAGGAGAGCCCAAAGGATAGAACGATAATCAGCTGCAAAGTTAGACGCAGCCCAAGCAGAAAGGAAAGCCCCTGCTGTGAGTATTGCTGGATTCTTCATATTCATTTAGTTCCACCTAGCATTGGGATATTAAAGAACGAGCCGTCTGCATCGCCCTCTTTAGTAAAACTGATATGGCAATGATGATTGTGCTGGTTAATCCCATCATAAGGACGCCAACTCCAAGACTTTTTAGCCGACGATATTCTTCCGTTGAAGATGACATAAGAGATTCTCTTATCGCCAGCTCGAGCACAGAGTCGTATCTGATCTGCAAGGTCAGGCATGAGGTCGGGCTTTGCTTTACCAGATAAATCCCTGTCAATATCAATCGCTCTGACGACACCCGATTCAGCAGGATTGTGGTCAGAAGGACGTGCTGAATGACGTAGGTCGCCAATCCAGCCGTCCGAGGTTCTATCTCGGTCTGGGTAACTATCATCGGTCTGCTCCCTAAGCTGCTGGGCTGCTTTACTTAGCCAAGGCTTCATTCAACTGTTACCTCTGGAGTGTAGAAAATATCTTTAACTGGATCGTATATGTCACCGATTCCAGCATACTTGCCACGAATAGTTGCATTGTAAGAAGTACGAACGCAGATTTGTCCTTTGAAGTTTCCGTACCATTCTTCAGGAGTTAAACCATCGAGGACTTCTGTTTCGTCTTTACCGACGATTACTTCAGTCACAACATTGTTCTCATCGAGGAAAGCGTAATGTGCCATTAGACAGTCACCGTTCCTGTTCCTGCTGTGAACTTATAAACTCGATAACCAGCGCGTGTTGTTGTATCGACTGTGTAAGTAAGACCAGCAGCGATTGTTGTCAATGGTAAGAAATTGGTTGAATAAGCAATAACCACATAACCAGAACCGCCGTTACCGCCGTTAATCGAACTAGCACCTTGAGACGGATTACCGCCACCAGAACCGCCTGTGCCTGTATTCGCACCGCCTGAAATAATCGTCAAGTTTGCAGCAGTTCCACCAACTGCATAAGTAGTCGCTGTTCCAGTAATTGAATTAGAAGTTCCAGCACCGCCTGTTGGTCGAGAACCAACACCAGCACTACCACCACCACCGCCTGCTGCTGCTGCTGCGCCGCCTGAACCGCCATAACCTTCTACCGGTGTGTATGAACCTGTATTGCCACCACCGCCTGCTGCGCCAGTACTTCCACTAGCACCACCACCACCACCAGAACCGCCGTTACCACCTGCGGAAGGAGTACCACCTGCGCCGCCGTAGCCACCACCAGACGCACTCAATGCGATTGCAGTAGAAGTTGAACCAACCGATCCATTAACGCCCTGCGCTTGTCCTGCGCCACCTGCGCCAATAGTTACTGTAAAACTAGAACCAAGAGATTGGCTAGCGAAATAACGATAACCGCCTGCGCCACCTGCGCCGCCGTAGTAACCGCTTGCATGATAACCACCAGAACCGCCACCAGCACCACCGACAACCAGTAATTCAGCAACCGTTGGAGCAACTAATGCTTTAGGTGCTAACACTCCAGAAGTAATGCAACCAATCATTAGGCGATTGCTCCTACAACGTACCAAGTATCTGTAGCAGTCTTAATACAAGCTGCTGATTTATATTGTCCAAGAGTAGGAGAAGCGGCTGTCGCTCCTGCTGAGAGAACTGTTGTAGTTCCAGAAGTTACTGCTGAGATTGTGCAAGTTCCAGCACCTTTATTGAGGATTGTGATGCAAGTGCCTACTGGGAATGCGGCTGAGGCGTTGGTAGGAATCTTGAAAGCAATGGCTGTCGCCTTGTTCATTGGAACGAGGACTTGGTACTGATCTGTCAATACTGCTGTGTAGTCTGCAGTCTGGTCTGAACCGACTGTAAAGGTTATAAGTCCGTTAACTGTTGAGGCAGTAAGAATATCGCCTGTGCTTGCTGGTAGTCCTGATGCCATTTTATCTCCTAGTATCCCAATGTATTAGTGCCGATTATACCGTAATACGAGCTTCCAACCACGAAACCATCGGCTATAGGTTCGAGAGTTGTAATAGTTGCGATCATCTTATTAGGACTTATATCCCAGTTAATGCCCTGAAATTGCAGGTTCTTGACAATAGTCGAGCCGTCAGGCTGGACGTTGGTGATGAGCAGATTGTCAAAGTAATCTAAGCCAAGCATTGTGTTCGTTGGCACGTTAGGGTCTTGTAGATCAACTGTCATAGCGTCAATGCGGATAGTCGTCTCTTGACGAGTAGCGACATATTCCAGAGCGATGTTATTGACGATGGTGTCTGTCTCAGCTACTAGGTCAGTCTGGGTAATGCTGTGTGGGAAGTATTTGTTGATAGAAACTGTGTTAGAAGCCGTCTGAGTAGTACCACCGACTCGAGCAAAGTTGGCTTGGTTAATGATGAGTTTGTCATCGAAGGCGAACTTGAGGTTTTTGTAAGGAATCCCGCCAGTCTGGTTGAAAGCTATGGGAGCAACTGCCAGAGAGTTCATAACGTCTTGGCGACTCTCGAATACTGCTGTGCCTGAGCCGTTCATATAGAACGCACCAGTCTCAGAGAACTCTGCGTTCTTGAGGGCTGCAAGGCTTGTACGGCTTGTGGCGGGGTCTGCAATACAAGTGTTAAGTCCTGTAGAGATTGTGCGCATATCTGATGGAAAGGAGACTTGATCTAATATGGAGTTAATGCGAGCAGAGGTGGTCTGGCCAGCAACCGCTCCTGTGACTGTCGTAATGTTAGCCATCTGGAATAGTCTGAAACCATCTTGGACTGATATGTCGATATAACCTGTGTCCTGATTGACTGGATAGGTGTAGATATAGTTCGAGATATAACCAGAGAATAAATACTTCTGCGTGGTGTCTGTTGTAGCTGCAATACGAATCTTACGAAGTGGTGCGATATAGCCGTAATAAGGCGATGAGGTGTTCTGAGGGTTGAAGTAGGAAAGCGGGTCTAAGACTCGGATTGTGGCTGTGCCAGCCTCGTAGGTATCGCGCTGGATATTGCGTCCACGAGTGATGTTGATTTGGTAGGTGTTATCCGATAAGTCAACTGTTGGATTAGCGATAGTTGAGTTACCAAGAGTGCTAGTACCTAGAACTCCATACTTGGTATCACCAATAACGAATCCTTGAATACCAAAGGAAGCACCAGAGGAATAGTCAAAGATTACGGATATGGTTGCTGGTAATGCCATTATGGCCCGAACATTCCTTGATTTCGGCTAACTGCTGATGGAGTTCCCGAAAGGCTTTGGACTTGAAGGCTATTAGCAATGGCTTGAGTCAAAGCATCTGTTCCAGTAACTGTAATGGTGACTGGTGTAGGTGCGCCGTTGGCGTTGTAACTAAGACCAGTAGAAGGATTGTAAGAGATCATTGGCTCAGACGGCACGTTGGTACTTGGAACGGCTTGACCGCCGCCACCTGCTTGTCCAGCACCGGCAAGACCGCCGTAGTTACTTGCAATAGATTTAAGAAATTCAGCCGAAGCCGCTGGAACTTGGCCAACTGCAAGGCTGAGATTTGGTAAATGGATAGAATCGAGTTTCGCCTGCAAGTCTGCGATGTATTTATCGAAAGCCTCGAAAGGATTCTTAATTTTGGTGTCGCCAATCTTTAAGAAGTATTCATAGAGGCTGCCTGTCTGGTCTTGAGCCATGAGAATATCTTTGGTTAATTTAGCGGCGAGGAGGTCGTTATCGTTGAGCAAGGCTAACTGAGCCTCTACGCGAGTGCGTTCTTCCTTTGAAAGAGTACCCTTGAGAGCAGCGATAAGTTGGATTTGTTGCATATCGAAGACTGAGCCAGACTTTTTAAGAGAGGCTTGCTTTCTTTGTTCTGCTGTTAAAGTCTTTTGAGATTTGGTCTGTGCAGCAATTAAAGACAAGCGTTTCTTTTCAGCTGCGGCTGATGCCTTGGCTGATGCTTTGTCTGCCTGTTGACGTTGGAAATCTGCCGTACTTCCCGCGTAGTCACCATAACCCTGCTTGGCAGGCTTACCAAGGTTAGAAATTAAACCAGCAGGGCTGTATTTAGCAGATAGTTCAAATAACTTAACTATCTGTTCGAGTCCAGGAATGCTCTTGATTTTGGCTACTAGGATTCCAATACCACGAGCGAAGTTGGCTGTGTTATCTGCTGCCGTCTGCATCGATGTTGCTATTGCTTGGATATTGACGTCTTCACCGCCAAGGCTTATCAAAGCATCGACTAGACCTTTACCGATAGTTTCTTTAGCGTTATCTGCTGCTGTATTGAGAATAGCCATTTTGCCAGCATAAGTATCAAGATAAGCAGCTGAAGCACCAGTAAATTGCTTATTAAGTAATCCCATGATTTCTTCAAAGGATTTAGATTTAAGTTGAGCTTGAGATAACCCAAGATTGTATTTTTTAAGTCCTCGAGTGATACCTACATAACCATTGGCTAAGTCTTGGCTAACTGTTGCTAGATCAACGCCAGAGCCTCGGGATATATCGACTGCCTTGGTGAGCAAGTCCATCGACTTTGTGACGTCTCCAGTTGTGGTTAATAACGCTTGGAAGGCTGGTCGAAGGTTCTCATCGACTATGCCAGATTGCATAGAAAGTTTCTGAATAAATTGAGTAATTGCTGGGTTGGCGAAAGCAAGTCCAAGGTTATCTATTGTCTTGGTAAGACGTGCGGCTGAGGCTTGGTCTTCTGCGAAAGCCTTGACTGAGGCTTTACCGAAAGCAACAATTTTCTGAGCAGCGAATACGCTTGCAACTTGCTTGCCAAGTTTCCCGACGGCTTTATCAAGTGATGAGACTGATTTATCAGCTTCCTTGAAAGCCTTCTTGCCTTTGAACTCGGCTGCTAAGTCGATTCTTAAATCTGCCATTAGACCTTATCCTTCATTGAATCGAACTTATCTTTAGCCTTAAAGATTGCCTTAACTACGCCATCTTGGGCTTTGCCACGATCTTGCTCAAAGGCTCTAAAGATATTGCGACCTTGCATCTTTTGCTTGTCGCCAATAATTTCTCCACCAAGCCGAGGTGTGAACTGTCCTGTCTGACCAGACTTACGACCCGCTGTTTCATAGATTGCTCCAGCGGCAGACTTATTAAAGATAGAAGCAAGAGCTGAGAAACCTTGGCGATTAACACGGCTGGGAGTTGATTTATATGTAATTCCCTTACGAGCAATACCAGCATCGTAGGCAGCGCGTTCCCACTTGCCTCGCTGGTTGCCTACAAGCCAGCCACTCATAACTTCGTCATTGTTAGGCATGTAGCCTCGAGCCTGCTTTACAACAGGCTTGAGGAATGAAGCAATTTCTTTGCTGGTCTCTTTAGCAAGAGTAGGTTCAACGATAGCGAGGGCTTTTCTAAGAGCGACCGCGCCTTGCAGCTTGACTGGCATCGTTCCTCGCTTTCGCTATGTCCTTGAGGACTTGAATGTGATACTTGAACGCCATTGGCGATAGTTCAATTATGGATTGGAACGGAACTCCATACTCATAACTCAGACGTGCTGCGGTATAAGTGACAGAGTTCCGATCCACTACTCCAAAGGGTCTGAATCTAAGACCTCAACTGACTTGAGAGTCTCGAGAAACTTTTCCCCGAAAGGTTGAACTGTTGCACCGGAACGGCGTATTGCTTCCCAGCAGAGCCAGTAAATATCTGACTGCTTCTGGTCTTCGATAAGAGCCTTGTGAAAGCCCTTCTTGGCGTATTGCTCGAACGCGAACTCAATTAACGGAGTAATCTCATAATCCGTTGTTGTATTGTCTGACGTTGTAACCCTTAGCTTTGCCATGTTAGCCCCTTTGTTTGATTGTTAGAATGAACCTGTGTTTGCTACAGCGATTGTACCTGACACGTTAAAGGTTACAGACTGAGTTGATAGATCACCAGTCGCGCCGTTAATGTCGGTTGTGCCGTTAATCAAGCAAGTCATTGTGTAAAGAGGGTTTGTCGCTGAGACTGCTGTTCCCTTATTCTGCAAGAGAACTACAGTTACGTTAGTTCCCCAAGCAGCTTGAAGGGTTGCGAGAACTGATGCTGACGCTGTGTCGTTAAGGAAGTCGATAGTTACAGATGATGCTTCAAGTCCTTTAATGAACTTATGACCTGAGTCACCCATTGCTGTTACTTCGAGCTGGTCGAAGTTGCGGTTTAATGAAACGTTATTGACGTGGTCGCTTAGATCGACTGAATTGACCTTAACGCCTACGCCATTGTTTAGAAATACTGCCA